GGAACAGATAATCAATATCTTTATGTGGCAGGAGTATTGTGTGAGGGTGGTGGTGCAGGAATTACAGCGATAGATGAAGTTTACGTTGATGACAAACTTGTTACATTTGATGGTGCATTAACTGATGGAACAATAAGAGGTGTATCTAGTGGAGATACTAACTTTTATAAAGGTGGCGAATCTTTAATATCTATTCAAGGATTTTTTGGCTTAGATAATCAATCAGCTTCTTCTTTACTTGATGAAACAACTAACTGGACATCAAATCATAAACTATCTGGTCTTGCTTATGTTGCTTTAAGATTTAAATGGAATCAAGATGCTTTTAGTGGATTGCCAGAAGTTAGAGTAACTGTAAGAGGTAAAAAGATTTATGACCCTAGATTAGATTCAACTAAAGGTGGTTCTGGTTCTCATAGACAAGACACAGCTTCTACTTGGGCTTATTCTGCAAACTCATCATTAGTTCTTTTAGATTATTTAAGAAATAGCAGATATGGAAAAGGATTACCTAATGATGCCTTTGAAACTAATTATGATTCATTTAAAACTTCTGCAAATACTTGCGATACACAAGTTACACCTTATTCTGGTGCAGTAAGCGATATTAACTTATTTGAAACAAATGCAGTTATAGATAGTGAAAAAAAAGTATTAGAGAATGTAAGAGAACTTTTAGTACCAATGAGAGCAATCTTTAATTACACACAAGGTAAATACAAAATTATTATTGAAGGTTCAGGAAGTTCACAATTACTATTAACTAAAGATAATGTTGTAAGCGAAGTTAAATTACAAGGTGAAAGCAAATCAGAAAAATACAATAGAGTTATAGGAACATTTACTAACCCAGAAAAAGATTACCAATCAGATACAGTTTCTTTTCCACCATTTGATGATTCAGCATTTCCAGTAGAAGATCAACACGCAACAATGTTAAGTGATGATAACAATACTTTACTTGAAAGAAGTTTTGATATGTTACAAGTAACTTCACCTTATCAAGCTGAAGAAATTTGCGAGAACATATTAAAGAGATCAAGAAACAATTTAAAAGCAGAAGTAACAGTAACTTCAGAAGCACTTAATTTATCTATTGGAGATATAGTTACAGCTACATACGATACAGCAGGTTTTAGTGCCAAGCCATTTAGAGTTATGTCTTTAGCTATTAATTCAGATTCAACAGTAACTCTTGGATTAGAAGAACATCAAGATAATTTTTATACTTGGGAAGAAAAAAGCGAAGCACCTACAATAGCTGATACAATACTTCCTAATCCTTTTTCTGTTACAGCACCAGTATCAGTTACTTTAGATGACCAACTGATTGAATACTCAGATGGAGTTGTTATTACTGCTTTAGATGTAACTATTGGTGCATCATTAGATAACTTTGTGGATTACTACCAAGTAGAATACAAACTAAGTACAGATACAGATTATCTTATATCTGGTCAGGTTACAGGATTGTTTCATAGAATATTAAACGTAAAAGATGGATTTGTTTATAACGTAAGAGTTAGAGCATTTAATACATTAGGAGTTTCTTCTACTTACACATCTGCAACAAGAACTATCATTGGTGGAATAGCACCACCTTCTGATGTAACAGATTTTTCGTGTAACATCATTGGTGGAGATGCACATTTATCTTGGCAACAAATTACAGACTTAGATTTAGCTTATTATCAAATAAGATATTCAACACAAACAAGTGGTGCTTCTTGGGCTAACTCAGTTTCTTTAGTTGAAAAAGTTGCAAGACCAGCTACTTCAGTTACAGTTCCAGCAAGAGTAGGTTCATATCTTATAAAAGCAGTAGATAAAAATGGTAACTTTTCTTCTAATGAAACAATCATTGAAACAAATGTATTATCAATAGGAAACTATAATGCCGTTGCAACACAAACTGAATCACCAATATTCTCAGGAACTAAATTTCAAACAGTTGTTTCTGATGGTACATTAAGATTAGACTCATCAGAACTATTTGATAGTGCAACAGGCGACTTTGATTCAGGAACTTCATTCTTTGATTCTGGTGTAACTTCTTATGACTTATATTCTGAAGGAACTTATATATTCTCAAATCCAATAGATATAGGTGCAGTTTATACTTCAAGAGTAACTGCTTCTATTACACAAACATCTGATAACTTAGATGATTTATTTGATTTACGAACTGGAGATTTTGATGACGCACAATCTAACTTTGATGGCGATACTCCTGCTAATTGTAATGCTCATATTGAGATTGCTTTATCTAATGACAATATAACTTACACTACATTTAGAAACTTTGTAGTTGGCGATTACACAGCAAGGTATTACAAATTTAGAGTAACTTTAAGATCATTTGATTTAGCTTCCACTCCAGTTATTAGTGCTTTGTCAGTAAGTATAGATATGCCAGATAGAATATTTAGTGGTAATGATATTGTTTCAGGGACAGGAACTTATAATGTTGTATTTACTTTACCTTTTTATTCTAATTCTTATGCAGTTGGAATAACAGCACAAGGATTAAACACAGGAGATTTCTTTACAATTTCAAATAAAACTGTTAATGGTTTTGATGTAGCATTTAAAAACAGTAGTGGTACAGGAGTAACCAAAACTTTTGACTACTTAGCTAAAGGATATTAGATAGAATATGGCACAACACGATTTCGTGATAAATAATCAGGGCTTCCCAGCTTTTCGTTCTGATTTAAATGATTTTTTGAACGCAGTAAGAACTACACATTCAGGAACATCACTTCCTTCTGGTGCTGTCGCAGGAACTATTTGGCTAGACACTACTTCGGCTACTGCACCCATTTTAAAATATTATGATGGTGCTGATAACATTACTCTTGCTACAATAAATCATTCAGCTAACACAGTTGATTTTAATGATTCAGCAATAAGCACACCATTAGCTGTAACTGGAAATGCAACTGCTGGTGCTGAACTAAGACTGCCTGAAGATACTGATAACGGAACTAACTATATTGCTTTAAAAGCACCAGATTCAATAGCTTCAAACGTAACTTTAACTTTACCTTCTGCTGATGGAACAAATGGACAAGCACTTGTTACTAATGGTTCTGGCACACTTTCATTTACAACTTTATCTACAACTTTAACTTATTCTTCTGGTACTGCTACTGGTAATGGTTCAACAACTGCTTTTACTATTTCTTCAGGAAGAAGTGTTAATGATGTACTAGTATTCGTTAATGGTTTTCAATTAACACCAACTACTGATTATACAATTTCAGGAACTACATTAACATTCCAAACTGCACCTGCTAACAATGCTGAGATTACTTATAGATACTTACCACTTGGTGGTGCTTATACTTCAGCTAACTTTACAGGTAATGGTTCAGCTACTACAATTACAATAGATGCTGGTAGAGCAGTTGCAGATGTTCTAGTGGTGGTTAATGGATTAACTTTAGTTCCAACTGATGACTACACAATATCAGGAACAACTTTAACGTTCTCTACTGCACCAGCAAATCTAGCAGAAATTACAGTAAGATATTTGAGGTTGTCATAATGGGTGCTATCGCTAGAAACATAGCAAACAATATAACTACTTCAGGAGTATTTACTTCTGGTGCTATAACTAATTCTTCTGTTACTGGAATAACTGTACTTGCAAATGCTAGTGATGGAATTACATTTATATCTTCTCAAACTGCTTCTAACTCAGCATCAATAAGTTTTACTTCAGGATTAACTTCAACTTATAAAGCATATAAGTTTGTGTTCAGTTCAATACACCCAAGAACTGATGATGTTTATTTTGCTTTTAATATGAGTACAGATTCAGGTTCTAATTATAATGTTACAAAAACAACTACATATTTTAGATCATTTCATGATGAAGCCGACACAACAACAGGATTAAGTTATGTAACTGATTATGATTTAGCACAATCAACAAATATTCAACCTCTTACAAATAATACAGGAAATGCAAGTGATGAATCTATTAGTGGTTCTTTAACTTTATTTAATCCTAGTTCAACAACTTATGTAAAACATTTTATTTCTACATTTAATTCTAATGGTTTTAATGATGTTGATGTAAATTCATTTGTAGCAGGTTATGGAAACACTACGTCTGCTGTTAATGCAATCAGATTTCAAATGTCATCAGGAAATATGGACGGAACAATTTACTTATATGGAATTAAATAACATGGCTTTATTTTCGTTACACTCAAACAAAGAAATTCGCAAGGAGATTGCTCATGGGTAGTATTACAAGAGGTTTATCAAACAACATTACAACTGGTGGAGTTATACTTCCTGCTGGAATTACAAATGCTTCAGTAAGTGCTGTAACTTCTTTTGCTAATGCTAGTGGTGGAACATTAATATTATTATCTACACAAACTGCTTCTAATAGTGCTACGAT